CCAGGCTCAACAAAGCTGCTGCAGTTTACACACAAACAATCATCACGCCGATATACTTCCTCGCAGAGTTTTTTAAGCGCTTTACCCTTAAGTCTTATCCTCTTTATTTTTGGAATCATCTTTAACGCCCCACTCCTTGATCAGCTCATCTAATTCTTCCTGCGGCCTTGTTTCTACACCAATATCTTTTGCCATAGATACCAAACAATCTATAAAACGGCTCATCTCTTTCGTGTCATAAGCACTGCTACCGTAATATACCCTTACATTGCTATAGCCTTTAATGTTCTGACATTCACTAACTAATTCAGCTATCCATCCAATACCATTACTTTGCCAAATTTCAATAGTTCTGTTTACAGCGTCAGTTGGCACTGGCCATATTCTGCCGTAACCACATTCCCTGATCGCCTTCCTGTAAACATCTTCCTTGCTGTGAAAGCTCTCTTCTGACAGCTTTTCTGCTATCTTTTGGCATAATACCCAAGCGTATTTATTAGCGTCGTTAGAACGCCCTTTTCGCCATTGCTTTACCTCTACAACATACTGCTTTTCAGGATCGATTTTATTGATTTCTTCTTCCTCTGATAAAGGGGCAGGTACTACTAAATTTATGTATCCCATCCCTTTTAATGCCTGCAACCCTTTAACCGTGAACTTCATTTTGCTATTGCCTTCTGACATTTCATACAGAGCGGCCTACCAAATTTCTGCACGCTATAATCATGTACTTTTTGGCTAATTTCAACCGTGCATTCTTGACACATCAAAAACTGCGGACCAGTATTTTCATCAGGAAAAGCAGGCTGTGTTTGTTCTATTGGCGTAGGCGATGTTGCTTTATGTTCCGCTACAGGCGCATCAATTTTTTTACCCATATCAAACCGTACAACCCCCTTACTGTCCACGATTTTTAGCTTCACAAACTCACTTTTAGTCCGATCGTACTCTATGTCTTTCACAAAAAACTTTGCAGTGATTTTCCCATTGGTAGATAAATCCTGCTTCGATAGCTGCACCCATATAAACGGAGCGTCGTATAGCTCACGCCCAATACCCCAGTTAAACCCGGCACGTTTAAAACTATCACTTGCCAATCCCTTCGCGGCTTCTGTGTTACTCTCAGTGCCGGTATCCTCTTTTTCGATCCACTGCTTTTTATCATCGTCCCACACCGAAATGATACAATTTGCATTATCCCGTCCGTGATGCCGCTGCCAATTCATCGGTCCAAACGTTTCATCTAAAATTCGCATATCAACTCTTGCATCTTTATATAGCAGAAGCGAACAGCCGCTGTTATCCTTTTTCACCGTAGCAACCCGGCACTCCACCTCATCAGCAGTAAGAAGTCTTATTTCTTGCATCGCGTGTACCTCCTTTGCACCGTTCTGCACGTCTAAGCAGTTTAACCGCCTGCTTTGCGGTTACTTTAGGCTCACCGTATGCCTGCTGAAGCGCACGAAATGCCGCTAACTTTTCTTTCTCATTCATTTCTACGTCCTCCTAAAACTCTCTAAAAGTTTGACCGCCGCATCTACAGCGTGTATCCTCTATTGGCACTCTACATCCACAATGTACACATACAACGACTGGATACGGAGATGAACGGACCGGAAATTTAACTGGTTCTGAAAACGTCTTTTTTATTATTTCTACTGCAGTATTCAAACGATCGATTTTTTCCTGCTGTAACTTATCCATTTACAAATCACCTTCGCTCTGCTAAAATGAAGGTGGACGCTAAACCTAGTAAAATTTACATGTCCACCCTGAGCTATCGAAGCTGTAACTTCGGTAGCTCTTTTCTTTTGCCTATTCATCTCAACACCCCTACTGTCACTACAGCAGCCATAATAGCAATGTATGTTCCGACAAATATTGCAGTAGTTGCTACGGTAAAATCTCTGATCATAAGCCTAGCCCCCTAGCAACACCTTCTATATAAGCAATACGAGCTATTGCAGCGATTGTTGCAAGCGTTACGATGGTTACACCGGAATATGTTTTTGCAATCTCCCACGCACTATATAAACCGATAACACACATCTCCGCAGATTGGTTCGCTGTTTCAATAAACTTTTTCATACTACACTCTCCTTTTTATAAACTCGTTCGTTAAAATAAGTTTTAGGGACTTTCCCGGCAGGTGGTAAAATATAACCTTGGCTTTTGAGCATATCCCTTGCTTCTCTTATTTTTTTGTATGCATAGCTTTTCTTACAACAAAGTATTCTCATTACATCTTCAACGGTGTAAACATCCATCTTTAAGCTCCTTTCTGTTTACGCTGCTGTTTTATCCATGTTTGCCTTAAGTCCGAGTAATGTCAGCAACTCGTGGATTTTCAATCTACCCTTCTGCGTCCATTTAGTATTCATTACAACCTTGATACTGCCGTCAGAACGTGTTACATCAATCGTTTCAGACTTCGTATAACCTTTTTGCATGTGATTGCTGTACAGCACCCATTGCCCGCCAACCTTGCGAATTAAACCTTGTTCATTGAGAATTTTGTTCAGTGCCTTTGCACTTAAACCATAATCAGCCGCAATCTGCGTTATGGTGACTGTATCTTCACTAGAAAGAATGGTATCAACGTATTCCTTAATAGGCTTGAATTCTGCGATCACCTGACGCTGCACGGTGTTTTCTAACTTCAATGTGTCAATTTGTTTATTGGCGATAACTAACGCTCTTGCCATTACCTTTTCAGGACTGTTCCAGTCGCGCTCAACTTCAAGGAAGTAGTGCCTTGCTTGTTTACCTTTTTCATTGCGGGTCAGCATACATAACTCTTTCGCCATATCCAGTTTCATAATATGGTCAGCTATCTCTCGCCGAACCTCTCTTTTCCCTTCGATTTGAACTTGCTCTTTTTTGAGTAAGTTGAAATCCTGCCCATCTTCAAAGCCGTATTGCAACATACGTTGAATCCAATCATTATATTTTGTGTCTACTCCCAAAAACATATGCAGTTCTCTACCGCTGATTGTTTGTTCCTGATTTTCGTTTACTTGAATTTCAATTAAGTTGTTCATGTTTATTACTCCTTTCGCATTAGCACGTGTGGTATAATCACCTTAAAAGGAGGTGATTATTATGACTAAACATGAGATTGTGAAGGACATACTTGTAGCTGCTATTCAAAAAGGTGTTTTTGACAGCGTAACGCCTGTAGACACCCATGACGGCAACATGGATTTAGTTGAGCCTAAAATTCAGTCTATTGCCGCAGCTTTCAAAACAATATATGCAGCTGTAGATAACAAAGAACCCAACATAACAGTCTTGCCATTCGATTAAAGTTCTATTCCCTCTCAAAGGAAAGAGTGCAGTTACAGCTGTACTCTTTCCTCATTTTGTCCGCAAACTTAATTATCATTGCCATTTCTTCGTTGGTATAATTTTTTCGTTCTAACATTACTACTGTTAATTCTTTTCTTCCTAATAGCCAGTTAATAAATCTGTTCATAATTGCACCCCTTTGCATTTGATTAAGTTAATATGCTGTGATATAATTCAGTTGAGGTTCTTTTTATTCGTCAGCGTTACCGCGCTGGCGATTTCTTTTTTTGTAAGCAAATCCTGATTGTTATAAACCCATACTTCAATATCTGATATGCCCTGCTTCACTTCGCTTATGTTTTCTAAAATACTGGCGAAGTCTTTTTCTTCGTTTAGGCTTACTCTTTCATCTGCGGCTATACTTAATATTGTTGCCAGCTTAGTGTTTAATGCACTTACCGATGAGAATAGCAAGCAGGCTGTTTGCGCTAATGAAACTTTTCTGAACTGCGGTTGCCTGCATGATTTCCCAACAGGGCAGGTTGTCAGGCAATACCACCGCAATACATAGTGTTTAAGCGTCCCCAGCGTTTCGGCAATCCTCAACAACATTTGCGGGTGTGCCGCTTCCGGTACGTTTATGACACGTGCGACAGTTGATCTATGCATAGCAGCCTGTTCTGCAACGCTTTCCTGCGTCATATGGCACTCTTGAAGTAGCTCTTTTAGCACATTTACTCACCCTTTCTTGTGTTAAAATAAACTCATAAAGTAAATTGAGTTTGTTTCTACTTTTCCCAAACATTTTTAACCAGTTCACTGCCTAGCTCCTTTCTTGCCCGAATCTTTTCAACACGTTTCGTGTGCTTTGCTTCTAAAAAAAAGGTTTAAATCATAGCTCGGGAAAATTTTGCTAAACTTTCGCAAGAATGCATTGCTTGCATTTCGCTCTCCTCGTTCTATCTTGTCATATAATGAATACGAGATACCAAGTTTTACAGACATTTCCAAAGAAGTTAAACCTAATGACAGCCTAAATCTTTTCAAGTGTTCCATCATTTTCACCTCACTTTCACTACACTTATCGTGTGATTAAATATTAACACACTAAACGTGTGCTGTCAACACTTATCGTGTAATTTATTTTTTAACACAAAATGTGTGGTACAATAAGTTTATAAATTGATAAAATGGAGGAAGTCTAATGAAAAGATTAAAGTCATTGCGTGAGCAAAAAGGACTTACTCAAGCCGATCTTGCTAAGTTAACAAATATTTCTACAAGTGCAATAGGAATGTATGAGCAAGGTCGGAGAGAAGCAAACCACGAAACATTAATAAAATTAGCAAATTTTTTTCATGTTACAGTTGATTATTTGATTGGGCAAGACGATAGACGAGAAACTTCTAATACACCTAAAGACCTTGCAAAATTTCTGAACAATACAGAAGTTATGTTCGATGGCGAAGTACACCAATTAGACGAGGAAGATAAACAGAAGCTTAAAAGTGCTCTTGAATTTGTATTTTGGCAAGCTAAAGAAAAAAACAAACGGAAAAAGAAGTGATACTACGCCGTGCTTAACATTCCCTTACGGGTAAAAAACCTTGTAAATAAATTCGATACGGCAAACCCTTATAAGCTTGCCAAACTCTTAAATATTGATGTATACGAGTATGATTTGCCTATTGATATAAGAGGTTTTATTGTCCGTCCATTACGCAGGAAATGCATTTTACTAAACAAATCATTGAGTGAAACAGAAAAGATCGTTGTATTGTGCCATGAAATAGCACACGCTCGCCTACATTCGGGCTATGGTTACTACATGAGTACAAACAGACCTTACTATAAATCCTGTAAGCGTGAAGCAGAAGCAAACGAATTCGCCCTGCACCTTTTATCGCACTGTCACGATATTGATACCACTGTAATAGAGCCAATGATAAAGCAAAAAATGCCTGACCCGCACTTAGTACATAGGCTATTAAATGAAATTATCTTATAAAGGAGGTGTTTATGATGGATATTATTGTGTTTTTTTCTTTACCAGTTATACTAGGCTGGTTTATATTTGGGCTGATAAGTCCTACTAAGGCGGCACCGTTTTTAAAAACACCTAATAGGCTTAAAATTTTAGGAATATTTTTGGCAGCAACTTTTGTTATTAGTTTATTTATAGGAAAAGATGTTGAAAAGAAAGGAAACAATCAATCGGTTGCAACAACAACTATGACAGAGCAAGACAAAGCAAAAGAAAAACAAGTGGCAAACCGAGCTGTTATTGATGCGTTAGGGCATTTTTATCGGAAGATAGATGAAGTTGAAAAAACAGAATGGTTTACACCCTACGAAGGTAACACTCCTGCCGAAACCAAGATTTATTGGTACGTTGGACTAAATCAAAAAAATGATATAAATCAACGCTTTAAAGTAGTCCATTTTTCCGATAATATTGGTTGGGTGTTTTGGGATAAACTTATATTCTCAACCAATGAAAAAAATTGGACGTATGACATTAACACCTTTGCTGGACAATCAGGCGGCGGAAAATCTACGCAAATAGTATTCGGCGGGAAATATGAATTTTTTGATACATCGTTTAAAAATGTTATTGAAGGTGTTCGACTTTTGGTTAACGGCGGGAATCCAATTCTTAGATTAAAAGGGGAAGAACACTTTTACGATATCAAATTATCCCAAGAAGATATCAAAAATTTAAAAAACGCAATTATTTTTTATGAAAACTCTCAAATTATAGACGAAAAAATAACAAGAGATACTAAATAAAAACGCTACAAAGGAGATGTTTATGATGGAGTTTATTCTAAGTTTGTTATGTGTTGTATTGTTTT